ATGGAACGCTTGGCTGGACACTACCAACCATTCCTCGTTATGCCAACTTTACATCTCTTACTGCAACAAATATTACAGATGTCGGCTTTACTGCTAACTTCAGTGTAGACGCAACCTGTGACCAATATGCAATTAGTACAGACAATGGCTCTACTTATGGTGCATGGGTCAACGGTGATTTCACTAGCAGGTCTATAGCTGTCGGTGGCAATTTGCCAAGCGATACAGCCATACAATGGAGAGTTAAGGTCAGAAGAAAAGACAGCCAGCTAGAAACAACATCAGGCACACAGACAGCAACCACACTATCGCAGAGCAACTTTGCAGTATGGAGTATCATATAATGCCTGCTAAAGTCGCTAAAGAACCAGACTTGGTCCAGCTACAAACAGATGTAGCTTTACTAAAACAGTTCAATGAAAAGTTTGTTGAACCATCTCTTAAAAGAATTGATGCAAAACTTGACAGCCTTTCCTATGTAACTGTTGATGATTTTGAAGAACACAAATCAGATATGAACCGTCGCTTCAAAGAACTTGCTAAGAAAACTTGGCTACAAAACACTCTGTCTGCTATTGCTGGTGCAGTTCTCACTTTACTTGCTACCTACTTCGTAAAAGATTTATTAAACAAATAGGAGGATAAAATGGCATACAATTATCAGACACAATGGGATAGCCCAAACTTCACAAAAGGAAGAAAAGCCTATGACTATATAGTAATCCACTGGTGGGATGACCCAGCAAAACAACCAAGCTACGAGGGTGTCATTGGAACGCTTTGTAACCCTGCTAGACAAGCTTCAGCTCATTATGTGGCAACTGGTACAGATAGACGAGTTGCATGCATTGTATCGCCTCTAGACACTGCATGGCATGCAGGAAACTGGGATGCAAACCTTCGTTCTATTGGAATAGAATGTGACCCACGATGCCGAGAAGAGGACTACGATGTGGTGGCTGAACTTGTTGCAGATATTCGTTCTGCCTTTGGTAATATGCCCCTTAGACGACACAGCGATATTGTAGCTACCCGATGTCCTGGCAATTATGACTTAGGCAAGATAGATGCTTTGGCAGCCAACAAGATTTCACATGACAAGTGGGGCGATGTAACAAACAAAGTTATTCCTGAGCCACCTAAACCAGAGCCAGTGCCTGTTCCTCCTGCACCTCCTGCACCAGAACCACCTAAACCTGAACCTACACCCGAACCAACTCCCGTTCCTCCTGTTCCACCAGTCCCACCTGTACCACCAAAGCCTGCAGTAAATGTAGTTGTCGCTATCATAGAGTTCTTCTGGAACATATTAAAGAAACTAATAGGAGTAAAAAGATGAACAACGCAAAAAAACTATTTAGCTCGTCAAACGGAGTCGGACGAAGCATCAGGACAACCCTTCAATCATTTGTAGGAATCCTTGCCTTCTTCACTGCGCTTATCGCAATCCCTCAAGTGCAAGAGTTTGTTTTAACCAATGGTGTTGTCACTGCAGGTACACTTGCAACCACTATTGGGCTTGTCGCAGCCTTGCAAAATGCTGTGGAAAAGTTCCTGCGTGACTACTTTGGTGAATAAAAGCACTTGCATTATATAAATTCTTATGTTACATTGACACCGTTATGCTTAGGCTGACTCATCTGGGGATACGCAACTGCGTCGATAGACAGCCCTCAAGCATGGCATTAATTACACATCACTTAGAAAGCACCGACCTACAGGTGCTTTTTATATAGGGGGCTACATGGCACAGCGTTGGGCAGAACAAGATTTAATCAACCTAATGACTTTGGATGTGGATGAGTTAATAAAACTCTACCCATCACAAACGAAAAAGAACATAATAAGAAGGAAACAAGAATACGCTAAAAAATTACGGGAGGTCAACTTGGAGCGACATCATGGGGGGACAGAACATAACGACTCTCCTGATGACAAATTGTCGGCACTGTCACGAGAATTTGGCAAGGCAGGCATTGAATTGTCTGCAAGTGAGTTAAAGAAAGCCACTCGTGCAGGCTTTCATGTTGGGTATATTCGTAATGCAGACGGAGAAATTGAATATACAAAGCCTCTGCCACATGTAGAATATGCTCCAGAACGCTCTGAGAGCCTCTTAGACGCATGGAAACCTGCAACACCAGCAAAGATAGTACCTAGCAAAAGGAAGCCTCTTGTACGGGATTACAAAACGCTTCTTGTGTTTGGAGATATGCAGATAGACTATCGCAGAATAGATAATGACCTTATTCCAATACATGATGAAGCTGCGATGCAAGCTCTTGCACTATTCGCAAGTGACATACGACCCGATGAAATGATAAATCTTGGCGACACCGTTGACTTCGCTGCACTTTCTCGTTTCCAGAAAGACTCAGACCATTTCTATAGGACACTCGGTCCATCATTCCAGCGAATCCATGATTTCTATGCACAACTACGGTCAGATAATCCAAACGCCAAGATAGTTGAGGTGGACTCTAACCACCATAAACGACTGACTGATTTTGTACTAAAGAACATGCCTGACTTTTATGGAGTAAAACAAGCTGGCTCTAATGATGATTATCCAGTGTTCACCTATCCATACCTTGCAAACCTGAAACATGTCGGGGTGGACTGGGTAGGTGGCTATGGTGCTGCAGAGTACCAATACAAAGATGACCTTGCGTTTATACATGGTAACTTTGCTGTGTCTAATGGTTCAACTGCCGCAAAACTTGCAAAGGCGAATCCAGATAGAAACATTGTGCAGGGACATGTGCATCGTGCAGAAACTCAGTACCAGACAGATAGACGAGGGCGCATGCTAGGAGCGTTCACTGTTGGAGCGTTGTGTCGTTCTGATGGAGTTGTGCCAAGCTACCACAGTTCAGTCAACGAGCGTGGGCGACCAGTCACCTATCAGGAAAACTGGCAGTCTAGTGCGATGGTCATTCAAGATTACGGGGATGGTAAATATAACTTTGAGCATGTGATGATTCGGGATGGGAAAATCATATATCATGGCAAAGAATATGACGCAGCCCAATCAAAGCAGTCATGAGGGATTCTTTGAAGGCTGGCGTAAACACTGGCGACCTCGCCTTGCATGGCTTGCTATAGGAGCATTTGTTACCTTATATGATGCGACCTGTCCAAAGGGCGAAACTCTCAGTGAAGAAGCGGAGCGTGCTATGGAACATCCGCTTGGCAAATTAGCTGTTCATGCTCTTGTGTGGACAACTGCTGGACATCTTACAAGGGTAATACCAGAAAAATACGACTGGATTCATAAACTAGTAGAAATGTGAGATAATAAACGCAAGAGGAACATAAAAAATCCTCCTACTCGGCTTTAATCAAACAGGAGGACTTTATATGTCTAGTATAACAAAAAAATGTGTTGTCGATGGTTGCATAAAAACAAATAAGAATGATAAGAACTTCAACATGAAGCGTTCTCTTTGTAATGCTCATTGTTTAAGACTAAAAATATATGGTGATGCATCAATGCCATACAGACGCAAAATACATGGCATGTCAAATAGCCTTACTTACAAAACATGGACAACCATCAAAAATCGTTGCTATAACGAGAACGAGCCGTCATATAAGTACTACGGAGCGCGTGGCATAAAGATGTGTGATAGATGGCTTGGTGTTGATGGATTCAGTAACTTTCTAGCCGATATGGGCGAAAAGGGAAATGGTATGTCTATTGACAGGATTGACAACAATGGTGATTACTCCCCAGAAAACTGTCGATGGGCTTCAGTAATTACTCAACAACGGAATAAGCGTACACCGATAACTAATAAGAGTTCATATAGGGGTGTTTTTCAAACAAAAAAGAGTGGCAATTTTTCCGTAACGATTGGAACTGGGTCAGGGCGGATGAGGATTGGAACCTTCAAGACGCTAGAGGAAGCCCTATCAGCAAGGTTCATGGCAGAGTCTATCTTTGACTACTAGAGGAGTGCTACAGACAGCGTGAGAGCAAACTGGGCAGGTTTCTGATAGATAAGTTGATGAAGGATACAGTTGAGCATCTGCAGGGTCAGGAGAACTGGATAAACAAAGTTGCTCAGTTATCACCAAAAGAGTAGTAAATCAAATACTGTTCGTGCTTTACTTAAGGTGGGTAGCCCCTATGGAAAAATATGAATTGTCCAGTCCAGGTGATTTAATTAGCCCGTCAGATGAAGAACTGTCGGATAGGTTACAAAGGCTGGAAGATAATCTTCGTAACATTCATTATCCAGAAGGTAGAAGAAAACAAATAGAACGAGAAATGGCTCACTTATATCTTGAGCTTACTTGGAGAGTGGAGGAAGCTTGTGGAGAACTTTGAAGATAACTGGAACATGCTTCCAGAAAATGAACCAGCTATTGAAGTAGAAATAGGCGAGGACTCCTACGAGTTTCGCCCTGAGAATGCTGAACTTTACACTCATGTTGGTCGGTTAGCTATGTATAACTGTATCTTTTATCAGCCTGATGAAGACACAGCTATGTATGTCTTTGCTGAACAAGAAGGTTTTATTGAGCTTGCCACTCTCATGGCTAACTATGGGTTTCCAGTATTCTTTAATATGAGAGAAGTGGAACCATATATTAAAAGAGCGTATGAGAATATGCTAATGCGTCAGGTATTTGAAGGTATTCCTGATGGGATGGACGAGGAATAGTCTATTCGCAACCGTCACAAATAGTGAGTGTCGCTGGGTCTACAGGTACTGCATTAGGATTAAAGGTGGTTCGTTTAGCTTCAGCTTCGGACACAGCCTTGTCTATTGCTGCTAGTTTTTCTTCTAAGGTCATCGTGTCGTTAATAATGTTATTTGCATTCATGAATCCATTATATCGAGATGATTTTTACTCCGCAGTTGTGCTTTTAACTTTTGAATACGAGTAAGATTGTGCTGTCGTTGTGCGTCTGTGAGGTCTTCAGATGGCGCAGAAAGTGCTAGTTCCTTAAAAGATGAGTATTGACCCGTCTGCCCAGTGTTTTCAACACTTAGGATAGCTGAAGCCTTAATTAGTGAGTCTTTGATGTCAATATACTCTACGCCCTGACGCAGGGCTTCTTTTATTTGCTCGCCTTGTTCTGTTGTGACATATATTGTGGAGCCTGTTACTGTTTTGATTACCATATCTTTGCTACCTTTGGTCGCTGACCGTTATTACTTTGATTCCTTCCCCATACAAGTAACTGTGTTAGTTTTGTTTGCAAGTCGCAGAAGTCAGCAATTCTTGGTGCAAACCTATCTTGATGTGCGAGCGCAACCCCATCGATGAGGCGATGGGTCCCATCAATACTGTGTTTTCTAATAAGGTTGTGTGCTGCAATACGGTTTTGCTTATGGCGTGAACTTATTGCTACACCAACAACCTTTTCCCAGTAAGCAAATACTTCATTTATTTGAGTGTCTCCGAATTCTTTATTAGACGCAGTCAATAGTACTTTAGTACTATTCTTACTTTCACTTACTTTCTTCTTACTTTCCGACAGGGGTCGCACCTCTGGAGCCAAGTACTCCCGTGTAGTAGTTTTGCTACTACGCTGTAGTAGTTCAGGTACTACACTGTAGTAGTTGGAGGTGTCTAAGTACTCCGCTGTAGTAGTTGAAAAACCTCGTTTATAACGCTCGTTTGATACCCAAGTTCGCCTCACATTTCTAAATACTGGCTCGCTATGTTCAATCCATTTACCAAGCTTATACTTAGTAGTGAGATTATTATATGCCCGTTCAATTTGCTTTGGCGTTACACCAAATTGCTCGGCTAATGTTTCTTTAGACGCAACTGATATTCCTAAATGGAGCTTCCCAAACTGCTCATAGAATCTAATCTGGTTATATAACCTAAATGTTAATGGCAACTGAAAGTTAAATTCTTTCATCGCATCTTTTAATAATGGTTCTGTTTGCCTATTTATCTCATCCATTAGTGGATTGATAGTCTGGCGTTTTGTTGTATCGAACGATGTATCCTCGTTCATATATACCCCTTCCTATTCTAAGAAAAAAGCCAGCCAGCAATTTAGAGTTGCGATAGACTGGCTAGCTTATTTCTTACCCTAAATTTTTATCTATCGCCACTACATCATACATCGTGCTTATGTGATTTGCAATAGACATATAAAAAATCCCCAATGTGGTGGTAGGGGATTTCTTATCAACACTTCACAACAACTTTAACATTATAGCACATTGAATACAAAAAGAAAAGCCCCTAAGGTACCAAGGGACTTCTCTCGACCTGGCGTGTTTGTTTGTGGCGGCAGGGTAATATACCAATGACAATATAATACCCTAATGTACGAGCAGGTTTTAAAGACCTACTATGAATACACTATATACCTAATTGTTTTTTTGCACAAGCTTTTTCAGCATATATTCTAACAATTCATCATGCTTGCTGATTGAGCCACTGACCATACTAGTCCCATGCTTCCTGTAATAGAATAAATACTCCTGAACAGTTGCCACTGAATAGCCTGCTTGAGTGGCTCGTATCCAGAAATCCCAGTCCTCATAGCCATCTCGCATAGCCTCATCATAGCCACCTAGTTTCTCCCACATACTCTTTCTAAATAATGAGCAACAGTTTATCTGATTCCATTTAAGAAAGTTTGCAGGCTGAGGATTCCTATCAAACATGTGTTGCTCAACATAGTCACCAAAAGTTTCTTGCCCCACTCCCGCAATATCTGCACCAACTGCCAAGCATTTCTCCACCATAGTCGGGTCTATTTTGTCATCTGCATCAAGTGGCAATACCCATTCTGTAGCTACACATCGTATGCCAGTGTTTCTTGCCCCAGAGAGTCCCTTATTTTGCTGTCTAATATATGTAACAGGATATTTGCTGGCAACCGCATATGCATCGTCAGGCGAGCCATCATCAACGACAATCACCTCACAAGGCACTGTCTGAGCTAGAGCAGACTCAATCGCATCAGGAAGAAAGTGGGCTTGCCCATAGCAAGGAATAACTATCGTGGCTGGCTTGCTATCCATACTGAGCAGAAATGTCCTGTGTCACGAATGTCAACTTGTTTGAAGAATGTTTCTAATATGCCCTTTAGTTCTTCTAGGGTGTATTCATATAAATGGTATGGATTAGTCGTTGGTACAACCTTATTAGGGGTAGAACCAATGAACTTACCATCATCTTTCAATCTTGCTTTTACCTGTTCCAGTAGTGGCTCTAACTGCTTACGCTCGATGTGTTCAATAAATTCAGTGGATACAATCGTGTCATACTTGCCACCTGGAAGTTTGTCTGGATATACCCATTGTTTCATCGCAAGTTTGTCGTGTTTAAATGCTTCTTGGAACTTATCCACAGCTATAACAGAGGTAACATCTTCTTTATTGAGATACTGAGCGGTGAACATTAAGCCACCAGCACCAATGTCTAACACATCGCCAGTCACATGTGGCAACAGATAATCCCAGTAAGCTTTATCATATGCTAATTGGTCTGGGTTCTCATCATGGGTAACCTGTGTGCTTCTTTCGTGTGCCATCATAACTCCTTTATTGCTAATTCTACTCGTGGGTTTTCTCTATCTAATTGTGCATCTGCGTAGCCAATAACCAAGTGTTGCCAGTCATCATCAGGCACGATGCCTTCATCTACGAGTAAATCGTTTATACTTTCAATCATATTTGAAATGTCCCTACGCCTCAGGTCTTGTACATAGAACATATAAGTAATCTCAACCTTGTTCTCATATTTGGCTTGTTGAGAGGCTCTCAGTTGCGTTGTAGCATCTTTATGCCATGCAGAATACCTTTTGCTAGGAAACGACCTCCCAGAGCGTGTATTGATGCGAGAGTTTTTTTTACTTGGCACTTGTCCCAATATAGTAATCATCAGCTTATCCCTCTAAACTTCTCTCGTTGTTCCTTACGCTGCAATTCCCACCACTTCTTAGAATACTTCTCTATTACTGGAGCTGGTGGGTTCTTTGCGTATTCTTCGAGGAAAGAAAAAAGAGCTTGCTTTGCTTCGTCAAACTCTTTATATTTTCCCAGATTGTAGGTTACATTCTGTCTATTTATCCGCACATCAAACTTACCAGACTGTTTATTGAGAAAGATGCCCTTAACCCCGTTTATCATAAGCGAACTGTATCACGCTTATGTGATTAGGTCAAGACTCTTTTATTGTTCTGTCTTTCAGTTGCTTTCGGATGCTTCGGAGCGTTCCCTCATACTCATAGTGCAGAGTGAACTTTTCTAATTTGGATGCTGTCATAAGCTTTTTTATTATAGCACATTGAGAAGCCCCCTCTTGTGAAGGGGGCTATAGCTGAACCTTGTGAGTTCCCCCCTATTGTACCACTGCCTCCTTCTTGTTTGATCCCCGTCGGCTGATACGACCTCCTTTAGCTCCTGCTGCTGCTCGTTTCTCTGGTGTCATCGCAGCGAATCCTTTGGTTACACCTGTTTTAACTCCACCCATATGTCCGATTAAGCAGTAATACATATCTCCATATTTCTCTTTGATTGTTGTTGCTGCACGCTTTCCACCTTCTGATGTCCCACTCATTGTTCTTCTCCTTTACTTATAACCAGCTCTGCTAGTTTCTCTTTATATAATTTATATTGTCTAGATGCGTACTCTTGTTGCCTTGCTGCGTCTTCTTCAACTATCTTCCAGTGGCTCAGCATCATCTCTATGTGTTCTTGGCTGTTCGTTTCCAAGATACTGTTGTTCTGTAATTCCATAATCCTCTACCCTATCTAACTCTGTTAATCTTTTTAATACTTCGTCTTGCATACCCTTGTAGTGTTCATACTCTTTCCAGATTCTCCCCAGTTGCCATGATAAATGTGCAAGTCTGTCTGTAAGTGCCTGTCGTTCATGGAAGTATGCGTATTTGTCTTCACTCACTTTTCCACTCCTCTAGTTGTTTCTCAAGCTTTTTTATACGGTCTGCAAGATGTTCGCCTATAAGTGAATCAACCAAGTCGTCCTTATCATCATCGCCCCAATAATGGCTGTCTAGCCTTTCCAGCTCCTCTATCTGCCTTTTGGTAACATACTGGTTGATAAACCAATCAAGTATTTGTTCAGCTTCAGTGAGTGTGTAGGCATCTCTAATACGGTTGGCTACTTGCCTTTTATCGGGTAGCTCATCCACTGACATAGAACTTTTAAACCTAACGGATTCGTTACCTTTAGAACCCTGAACCCTCGCCAACTGATGTTCTCGTTCTGAATACACAGGTGTACGGCTATTAGATGTATCTGTCATGACTTAGCCTCCCCAGCTAATTGTGTATTCAGTTATTTTACTCATCATTTCCTCCATCTTTAGAATTATTACTTGTCATTGTTTCCACTCCTTTAGTTTTTGGCGAAGTTCTTTACGAAGCTGGTTTCTGGCAGCATAGTCATAATCTGAGTCAATAGTAAGTGCATCATACTTATCATCTTCACCTATCATCTTCTCAAACTCATCTGCCATTAGTTTTTTGATTTTATCTTGTAGTTCGTCTTTTGCATTATGCAATACATCTTGTACATTCTGACCTACATTTAATTCTTGCTCAATAAACCACATACGGTCAGCTAGTATCTTATCTAATCGTGTATCTATATCACTCATATACTCTCCAGCTTTTTATAGGCACATAGCGAGTGCTAGTCCTAACAAAACATCCACCGAAGAAATCATACTTTGTCACAGTCAATGTTTCTGTACCAACTGATTTGCAACTGGCTGAACCTACAAAGTAGAATAGTGACAAGGACAAAGCACCCACCGATACTACAATCACAGTCCATGTGAGTATTGCTTTGAAAGTATTCATGACTCTACAACCTCACTGACCAGTTCAACTGGAACAATAGCGATGTCATCTTTGAAGAAACTTCCTTTTTGTTCTGCAAGGCTTAGTGCTTTATTGCAATCTATCTTATAAATCTTCTTATTCGTACCGAGCTGTACATAGTGATACTTATGTTGCATCAATACTATTTTCTTTACTCCGATACATAGGCTCCGTTTGTCTTTTTCAAACTGTCCTACAAAGCACATAAATGGTTTATGAACTATATGTATCTTCTGGCTTGTTGTTGTCATCGTGTGTCCCCTTTAATTTATTTCGTTCTCTTGCTTCTCTGCCCTTGATTCCTGCGAGTCTAGCCTTTTCTGGGTCATGGGCAAAGCCTTTCTTTATCCCACTGACTTGTCCACCTTTCTTACTAAACTCCGTATAGAAGTTTGGGTAGCGTTTCTTAATAGTTTCTATAGCCTTTAATCGTCCCTCTGGTGTTTGTGCCACTACTCTATCTCCTCATATTCCTTTAGGCTGTCTTGATATGCTTCGACTGCTTCTGCGAGCGATTCTAGTGCCTCTCGTTGGTCATCTAGTGCTGCGATGAGTTCATCTAGCTTCTCAATAAATGTGTCGTTTAAGTCTTTCATATTGCCCCCTAGAATGGTGTCTTTAATTGCTTGACAACTTTGTTTAATCGTTTTGAAGAAAGTTTCAATGCATCAAGATGATTGTATGCAAATGTGCGCTCTAGTCTTGTAATGGCATTGTCGAGTTCCACGACTGCCCATGTTGCTTCGTCTGGCTCAGTCACTAATGTGTCTGGCTCAAGTGTGTCATATGGGGTTGTGTAGTCGTCTGCTAGTAATGTCTTTGTCTTACTCATCGTCTTCCCCTTCATATTCATCTGCGCCTTCCCAAGCATCCATTTCCATATCCATTTGATGGTCATGAAGAGTATCTTGTATGCCATCAATGGCTTCGTCAAATGGTGTGCCAACAAAGTATTGCTCAAGTTGTCGCTTGATATACTCTGGGTCTTTGTAGAATTTATTGGCAAGGCTATTTATTACTTGCTCCTGTGTTGTTGTGTAGGTCATTGTATAACATCCTTTCTTATAACTGTTATGTCATTATAGTAGCAAGGTATAACAGCTATGTCAATAGTGATATGCTAGAAAGTAAATTAAAATGGAATTGATGAGAGGTCAATCTTTTCCCCAAGTTCGATGTCATCATCATCGGGTAGATTATCTTCAACTTTGTCTTGCAACAATTCTTTTTGCTGCCTGAACTTTTCATAGCCATCACCAGCAGGCTGTGACTCACGAACTGCATTAAAGAAATAGCGAATGTCCATGCCAGACTTACCGTTGCTCTTAACTTCAAATGTTCGCCCGTTGATGTTTGCCTCGCCTTTGCTGTATACAGCTTCTAGTAATGCACTGAGTTGTCCTGAGCCAATATCTAGTACACCTTTATCTGTTTCGAGCGCATAGACTTTGCGATAGCCCTGTTCGTATTTTTCTGATACTAGCATACGCTTTGCATTGTTGTCCCACATTTTCCACTGATAGCCAAAAGCTTTTAATACTTTGAATTCTTTTCCTACTAAGTCAGCTAATTTGGTGTAAGTTCTTTTTTCTTGCATTTTATTTCTCCTTTAATAGTTCAAGTGAGCAGCACTCACCTGTTTCTTGATTCTTATAATCACAGTATTTTGTAACACTTTCATATAGATTGTGTTCTGGTGAGCAAATGCACACAGGTGGCTTCTTTGCTTTCCATGCCTTATTCAATGTATCAAGTCTTGCTTTTACATTGTCTAACAATTCTTTTTGCACTTCAGTGCTGTACACGACGATACGCCCAGACAAGCTGATATATACATAGTCTATATTCTTTACATCTATGCCTTCCTCACCCAGCAGCAACACATAGGCATGGTTCTGGAGTTCGTGGTGAAGGTACGGAGTTTCTTTAATACCCCAAGTGTTCACTTCTCGCCCAGCCCGTTGCATTGTGCCAGTCTTTTCTTTTAGGTAGGTCTTGCCATCTCGTTCAACGAACGCCATGTCGTGAACTGACTTGACTTCCACCAACCGACTATCCGATAGCACAAGGTTATCGAATTCGCCAGTGAGGTCTAGCGTCTTGCTTGTGAGTCGCTGATTGCTCTCAGTTTTTCCATAGACTGTTTCAATTTGAGGTCGTATCATTTCTTCAAGCAAGTGTCCTGCTCCCCAGCGAATAACCAGTGCTGCCGATGGGTCATTTAATGGCTTGACACCAAGTCGCTTGTAATAATGCGCTCGTGGGCAATCTGAAATAGAACTTGCATGCCATGATTCAAACACTCGTCGCTCGTTGCTGTCTTTAATAGCCTGATAGAGTGCAACAGATTTATCGTTGTTCATGCCCAAACTACTTTGTAAGGTATGCCGTTATACCATTCGATTTCTATCTTGAGTTTCTTGTATGCGAGCTGTTGCAATTCATATGCAGTCAACTCCTCAAGTCGCTTGATTTTCACCTTCATATCCCCAACCTTTCTTGTTGTTATTAAGTGATGTCTTAATTGTATCAAAACTGTTATGTAAGTCAATAGGTATTATGCTTTTTTTATATCCCGATGCGGCTTTTGCAAAAATGCTGACCCACACGATTCTAAAGACCCCCCTCGACTATTTTTTGCTGCTTACTGACTCGCTCGCAGGAAATTTCCAAAAATTGCCGATTTATTTTTCCAAAAGTCAAGTCCAAATATCTCTGACCCCTGTTAGCCCTCAATAGGTGCGCAAGTACCTCTGTTATGCAACAGATAACAATAATAAGCAATAGGCAAGTGTGTCCATGCATGCAATATGTAAGCAATAGCAATATATTGCCATGTTATAACCGTTGCTATTGACTGTATATAAGCCTTTGTGTGCTAGTTTTTGCGCTTGTTGATGTAATTATCCTATTTATGCAAGCGTTGCATTGTATAGCCCGTTATATAGCCGTGTAGCGTGGTTATATAGTGAATTGTGTCGTGTTGTTGTATCTATAGTGTTGTGTGTGGCGTTGTATAAGCTTGTGTGTTGCGTTGTAGTGCTAGAGTAGTGTTTTATCTCGTAGCTATTCTAAACGCTTGTCACAGGCGATTATATGCCGTTGTATATTGTCCCCCGTTTAATGTTTTAATGTAATACTTGCCGATAATATGCTTATAAGCAAGTAAAACAGCCCCATATAGGGGCGTTTTATTATTCATCTATTGAAATGCCGAGTTTTTGTGCCAGTTCTTTTTCAGATGTAAACAATTCACTAGAACCATTTGTGCCAATGATGTACTCTATGTCATTTTTTAAATGTTCTTTTGCCTGTTTTTGTGTTTTTACATAGCTTATGTCGCTATCATAATTCCACCCCATAAATTCATGGTAGTATTTTAATTCATCTATCCAATTATTTGTCATTGTATTATTGCCCTTTAATTTTCTTTAAATTCTAGCTCTACATCGTCCATGTAGATTATTAAACTTACTGATTAAGCGTATGGTGCTGGTTAATCTTCTTCTCTACTCTTTAATTCTTTTTTAAGCTGTTCAGCACTGTATAAAGCAAGTGAAGTTGTAGAGCGTGAGTTACCACTATTTTCCAGCCTGTCGTCAAAAATGTCAGCATATCGAGCTATTATTGTTCCTGTTGAAGTTTTTACTCTTGCACTTTCTAAATCATCAACAATCTCGTTATACATTTTCCATAAATATTTGAATGTACTCGGTTTAGACATATTGTTTCCTTTCTTTTACCTTTGCTCTGTAAACCCGTTGCCATGTTGCATGACACGCTTTACATATTCGCCAACCGTTATTTCTTACGTGGATATTATCACTTGTAAGCTCGTGACCTTTGTTGCAATGCGTCTTTCGTGCATTCTTGGCAGATGGTGCTTCGCCTCGCATAATGTTTGTTACGTTGTCTACTGGCTCAATATGGTCTGGGTTGATACAATTCCTTACTCTACATAAGTGGTCGCTATATAGCCCGTCTATATTTTTACCTGTGTAGCTTTCGTACATTACACGGTGCGCTCTGTACTGTTTGCGATTCGCAAGGATAATGCCATACCCATCGGTATTGATACTTCCTGCAAATAACATACATTCGTCTGTGTTTATCATATTACTATTATATCACACAGCACTACTACGCTTAATTGTTAAACTCTCACCTCACAAGTGATAAATCTCTACACGCTACCATGTATATTACCACCAAACAGTACGATTATTGCAATGATTACTGTAAGAACGGTTATATCTAGTAGTGTATCTTTTTTGGATATTGTTTTGTTGTCATTGTATTATACCCCCAATTCTTTTATTACTTTTAGGCTAGCTTGATATAATGCCCTAGCTTGAACATCTAGCCATGTTTCGTCAGCATTTGCCATTTGGTTGAAACTACCATCTTTTCGTGTTCGTCTTTTTATCTCTGATGGTGTTGCAAGTCGTTCAGCTATATCCTCATCGTATATAAATGCACAACCGCCATAACTGTATTGTGTCCAGTCGTCCGCCCCATTTAATAAGTTTTCTTTTGTAGCGGTTAAATTGTTTTCTGCTAAGAACTCTTTTAATTCGTCGGCGTATTCGTTTACGCCATTTTGCCATTTACTAGTCATTGTTGTAGTGTCCTTTATTGTCCTTTAAATAAATTTATTGTTACCCATAGTAGTACATGACCACCGAAATACACCGCAAAGAATATAAGAGTAATCTTTTCGGCTAGTGATAAGTCGATAAGCTTTTGTCGCTTATTACTATATCGTGGGCGCTTGCTTATAAATGGTGTAGTGTTGTGTTGTGTCATTGTTTTACCCCTTTTTTAAACTGAATAATATAATATGTTACCGCTAGTATCTTTTACTATTCCCCCCACTTTTTGTGCTTTTTTGATAGCATTAGGTAAACTTTTATAAATATTATGTTTAGTAATAATATTACTGTTTTTTATTTGTACTATATATATTGTCATTGTGTTACTCCTCCATGTACTCTTTTAATTCGTTGTAGAATATAGTGTCCGTGATGTCTATATTCATATACTCGTCGGCTGTTTCAGCGTCACCGACAACATCGTATGGGTGAACGCCTATTTTGTCGCATAATTGTTTTAATGTCATTGTGCATACCTCTTTTATTGTTGTCTACTCTATTATAGTAGCATAGCACCTATATATAAGTCAATACTATTACATAAGTTTTTTGTTATAATAACGGTATATGGACACTAACAGGGATAAAACAGTGGAAAACTCTACAGAAACTAAGAAACTACCGAAACTTACAAGAAAACAACGGGCGTTCGTCAATGAATTGAAGAAGAATCCTAAAACGAGCGGCACGGCTGCTGCCCTTAAGGCGTATAATACAAAAGACTATATGACTGCTGCCGCAATTAGTAGTGAAAACTTAAAGAATCCTAAAATAGTTAGCCATTTGAATAAGTATAACGATATTATTGAAAGTACAATCAGTAATGCAATAACAGAATACAGTGATAGTAATGACATCAAACAGCGTACTCTTGCCGTTACTACTGCTCAATGGGCGCATGACAAACTACACGGTAAAGCTATAGCCCGTAACATCAATGTCAATGCCTCTGTAGATATTGAATCCATTATTGATAACCTCATATAAGACACCACCCCTGTTGCTATGGTAGGGGAGGGCGGTATGCCCCAGCTGTGGCGAGGGTGCTGTAACTTTTTGGCTGAAATAATTACTACTTCCGTTTGCAACTACTTCCTTTTGGATAACCTTTTCTTTTCTAATCCCTTTTGTATCTGTATATCTCTCTTTGACAAAGTATAGTCTTTATTGTCTACTGTGGTGGAGGGGGTTACTTGTAACAAGGGAGCTTGCTGCTGAGTAGTAGTCTTCTTATTTTTTTTATGTTCCATAACTTCCTTATCTTCTTAGTTGTTGGCGGTGAGTGGCTGTACCTCAGCCGCCCTTCCTCTTTGTAATACCTTTGGAAAAGGATGGCGTTTGGGTACAACTCCCCCTACTATCCCCCATAGAAATCCATGTCAGCTAGCTACTAACCTAGCAGGGGCGTAGGGATAATTGATACCTTCGGAGCCAAGTTTGACGCCTGGGCAACAATGTAGGTTCCCTAGTTCCTACAACAGAAACTCCAGTTACTATCTGATTCACTACGCAAGCCCAGTGTCCAGAGTCGTTAATGGTAACTGTTTGAGGATTTGCACCTCTCGAAGCTTCTGCCTCCATAAACCCCGTCCCCTAATAAGAACGGATGTTACTCTCATTATGAACAAATAAAAATATATTGAATAGTCTTGATATTTATAATCTTCATTGTCTAACTAACTAAACAATCCTCATGCTATAATTCAAACATGAGTAAGGGGACAAAGCAGGAGCAAGATATTGAGAAGATAAAAGCTATCCTTCTTGACTTTGAACGCTATGCAAAAAACAATCTAAAAATTAGAAGTAAAGCTGGTGAGATAGTTCCTCTAGAATTCAACAATATCCAAAAACAAATAGTAAAGCATGTCCTTGACGACTTACAAAACGATAGACCAATTAGATACATAATCCTCAAAGCTAGGCAGGAGGGGGTGTCAACTTTAATTGAGGCTCTTATTTTCTGGTGGACAGCCACTCATAAAAATGTAAAGTCCAAAATTGTGGCACATGAAAATGAAACAGCCAAAGCCCTCTATGAAATGTTTAGACGCTACTACGATAATACTCTTCCCATATTCCAGCCGAAAGTCAAATACAATACCAGAAGTGACCTCACCTTCGATACTGAAGACGGCAGAGGACTCAAATCCCAAATTGATGTGGCATCGGCTAAAAATACAGGCGTTGGTCGTGGTCAAACAATCAACTGGCTACATGGTTCAGAGATTAGTCTTTGGGCAGATGGTAGTGAGATAGTCGCAGGTCTAATGCAGGCTGTTCCACTACTTCCTAAAACAGCAATCTTTCTAGAATCAACAGCTAATGGTATTGGTGATTACTTCCATAAGACATGGCAGGCTGCAAAAGCCAATCAATCGGTGTTTAAGCCATTATTCTTCTCATGGGCAGAACATGAAGAATACCAGATAACACCACCAAAGGGATTCAAGAAAACGGAAGAAGAAAAAGAACTAGCCAAAGAATATAACCTGACTGATGCTCAAATCTACTGGCGGAGAGAAAAGGTCAAAGAGTTCTCAGGCGACATGGATAAGTTCAAACAAGAATACCCTCTAAACGACGCAGAAGCCTTTCTCGCAAGCGGAAGAAGCAGGTTCCATATTCCAAGCCTTCTTATGATGGAAGAGAAAGCTAAAGCCCCACAAGAACTAGAAATCCTAGAAAAAGATGATGGCTTTGAAACTATTCCTGTAGAAAAAGCACCACTCAAAGTCTGGCAACTGCCAGAAGAGGGCAGAACTTATGTGATAGGAGCCGATGTTGCTGAAGGAACAGGTGGTGACTACTCAGTTGCAACAGTTATGGATGAAGAAAAAGCCGAAACAGTAGCAAGATGGAGGGGGGATGCTGAACCAAGTGAATTTGGTGAAATATTAGAGCAACTCGGTAGATTTTATAACAATGCTCTTATTGCCTGTGAGATAAACAATCATGGACTGACAACTGTGCAGCGACTGAGGGACCTGAATTATGACAATCTTTACCGTCGAGAAAAGGGACTGGACGAACGCTTTGAAGAATACACCAGTGCATTAGGCTGGAAGACAGACCGACGAACAAAACCCCTCATGATAAACGGTCTAGCAGAGTCTATATTGACACATAAACTTAAAGATTATGACATTACATTTATCCGAGAGTGCATGAGCTATGTTGTAGATGACAGAGGACGAACCAATGCACAAGTTGGTGAGCATGACGATACTGTTATATCCACAGCCATAGCCCTGCAAGTATTTGATTGGACAGATGTAAGTGTCAGGCGACGAGAAGTTCCAAGTTCTTTGCCACAGAAATACATGGACATTCGTAAGCGTCATAGTGGACTAATTAAAAAGGGTGCAAGAATATAGTTGTTTATATCAAAAAATGTATTCTGTATAATTCAAACCAGATAAGGAATAACACATGCCAAGAAAATCAAAGACCGCAGCCGATTACGAAATAGACAAGCCAAAGGTTGCTAAAGAGCCAAAGGTAGACCCAGTATTAGAAAAAGTAATGCGTCGGTTCAACGACTCTCGTAACTACATCCGTCGTGGATTCTGGGAAACTTGGAAAGATGCAAGAAAACTCTACAACTCGCAGCGCATCATGGTTAACTACGAAGGCAACTCTGATACATTCATTCCTGAAACATTTACTATCTTGCAATCTATTAAATCTAATGTTGTTGGTGGTCGAATTGCGATTGATTATTTCCCAACAAACAAAGACCAAACTGGTGATGTCAAAGTTCTCAAGGCTCTTATGGACCAAGTGTGGACACAGGACAACACGAAATTAAAAGCAAGCTGGGCAATAGATGACTCACTGCAGGTTGGTAACGGTTATCTGTGGCAATACTGGAACGGTCAATACCCAACGAACAAATATGTACCTACTGAAGACAACTTCTTTGACCCTGACTGCACATCTTACGAGAACCTTCGCTACGGTGGCTATCGCTACCTCACAACACTGGATGCTCTTGAAAAAGAAACTATCGCTAACACTGATTACAACCCAGAAGATGCAATGAGCGAAAGGCGAGTGCCTCGTTACAAAAACCTTGACCGCATCAACGACTACAAGTATTCAGTTGATAAAAAGAGTGGACAGTACGGAGAAGACAAAACTGCCAAGCAACTCCGAGAAGAAATGATTGCTGGTTCTGTCCTTTCTACTGATAACAGCGCAAATGATGACAATCTTGTAGAAGTTATCTGCTACCACGACAAAGAACGCATTATCAAGGTGGCAAACCGATGCTGTGTTATTGAAGATGTAGAAACTCCTTTCATGCGAAAAGCTACCAAGATTGATTCTGTAGATGACATGGGTAATCCAGTGAAAGTTGACCTTCCTGAAATCAAACCATTTATTCCAGTGGCTCCAGCACGAGATATTGTTGACGGTGCGATGTGGTATGCAAAGGGTGAAGTAGAGGTCATCGGTGATTTGCAAGAACTCTTAAACGATACTCAAAACCAAAAGACAGACAATTTGAACTTTGCTCTTAACCGAATGTGGACGCTTGACCCAAGCCAAGCTCACAAGATTGACCAAATCCAATCTGTGCCTGGTGCTGTCTTTACTGTCCCTGCTGGCGCATTACAACCAGTTCAGCAAAGTAATATCGGTGTAGACGCAGATAATGAAATCTTCCGTTTGCAGGGTATGATGCGACGAGCAACTGCGGCTGATGAGATTGTACAGGGTGCATCTGTCAAGGGTTCAGCAACTGCGACTGAAATCAATGCACAAGTTATACAGGCTGGCGCAAGATTCTCTAGTAAGCTGGAAAACTACGAAAGCGAGTTCTTCAAAATCCTAGCTAATAACATGCTCAAGATTATGCAAATCTTCCTTACACAGGAGCAAGCTGTTCGTCTTATTGGTCAAGAAGGTGTTGAATGGAAGAACTACAATCCAGGTGAATACTTAGGCGACTACGACATCCGAGTACAACTAGAAGCAACTGCAAGCAGAGTGCGTGAAACTGAGAAGCAAAATGCAATGCAGTTCTTCCTACTCGCCAGCAAGATGCCATTTGTAAACCAAGAAGCACTCTTTAAAATGACAGCTCGCACACTATTTGAAAAAGACGAGAACGAACTAGAGGGATTAGTACAGCCAATGCAACAGCAACTACCACCAGAGCTTATGGCGATGGCACAGGGTGGACAAGCACCAGCAGGACCAGAAGGAATGCCACAGCAAGGCATGGGCGAGATGGCAAGTATGCCAATGAGTGATGTAGAAGCTGGTGCAACCAACCAAGCTATGCAGGCGCAAGGCATGAACATACCAGGAATGCCTCAATAACGAGTAACAAGGGGGAAATATGGCACAACGACCACAGTATTCAGACACCATGACACCTGAGCAACGCAATGCACTCAGGGATTTTATCCAATCTCCAACTGGAGAGGCTCTATTAAGGCTTATGTTGAACCAAGAAGTGGCTCTTAAGGCAGAAGCATGGACACGAGATACCACGACAGACCGTCAAATACAGCTTGTCAACCAAGAATTTGGCATTTACTGGGTTAGAACACTGATTCAAGACCTTATAACGCCACCGCAGAAGCCTTTGCATGAGTATAATGGGGAGTAATTGCACCTTTGCTCCCCTTTACGCCTATGCAAGTGTATTGTAAACAAAAAAATGTTTTCATATTATAAGCATAGGTGCAAGAATATCTATTAACATAGGGGTAAAAAGCTATGAGTCAAGAGGATACCACAACCTCAACGGTTCAAGACACCGTTCAGGCGCAGGAAACTGCACAACCTGAAGAACTTGGAACGAAGGCGGTACAAGAACAGGTAGAATCTGTTCCTGACACTACCGAAGAAGTAACTAATTCAGCACCTGCTGAGGAAAGTACATCTGAGGAAGCCGAATTATTATCTTGGGCAGAGAAAAAGGGAGTCAAAACTGACGACCCAGTCGCTCTACTAAAGATGGTAAGGGAATCTGAGAAGAAGATGCACGAAACTTCGCAAGAAGCTAGGCAACTTCGAGAAACATTTAACACTATTGGTGAAGAACAAGGACTTGATGATACATCATTACTTGTAAATCGCTTAACTGTTACTGATTTCTATCTCAATAACCCCGATGCTCGTCAATATGACGATAAGATGGCACAAATTGTCATTGAGCGTCCTTATCTAGCAAACGATTTAGATACTGTGTACAAGCTTGCACGATTTGAATCTGCTGAACAAGAACTATTGGCTCAAAAACAGAAAGTGCAGAAAGATACGATTGCACAGGTGGCGAAGGCAGAGGTTGCTGCACCACCACAGGCATCTGCGTCAACCAGAGAAACAGCTCCAACCGAAGTAACAGATGAGCAAATTGCAAATATGTCACTTCAGGAGTATGAAGAGTGGAAGAAGACAACAGGATACAATCCATTTGTCGCCTAGCAGATACACACATTAAATTTTAATAAAAGAATATAGGAGAAATATCATGGGTCTTGGAACTAATGATATGACTGGAACGACTTTGAATGTCTTTCGACCTAATGTATGGTCAAAAGAAACTCTTAAAGCTCGTGAGTCAAACCTTGTGCTTGTTCCTCGTGTCAAGCACTACGATAGGGACATCCGTTCTGCAGGTCAAACTGTAGAAATCCCTAACCTAAGCAACTTGTCAGCTAACCTTAAGGTTGCTAACACTCAAGTTACTCTTAACGGACCAACTGAAACTAAAACAACTATCACTATCAACCAACACTACGAATCAAGCTTCCTATTGGAAGACTTCGCTGAAGTTCAGTCTGCATACGATGCAGCTTCTGAATACACAGCTAAGACTGGTTACGCATTGGCTGAGAAGATGGACAGCTTTGTTGCTAGCGGTCTTAAGAACGGTGCAAGCAAAAGCGTCGGTACTTTTGGAACTGCTATCAACGATACAGCTATCCTTACTGCTAACCGATACCTTGACGAAGCTAAAGCTCCTACTACTGAGCGATACCTTGTCGTTACGCCTAAAGGCAAGCAAGAACTTCTTGCAATTGACAAGTTCGTTCGTTGGGACGCTCTTGGAACAGGTGATGCAATCAAGACTGGTCGCATCGGTGAACTTTACGGTGTAGAAGTTTCTATGTCGCAAAACCTTGTTGTTACTGCTGGTACTCCAGACGAACACAACAACCTGCTCTTCCACAAGGAAGCATACGCAGTCGCTGTACAAAAAGACATTAGCTTTGAGTCACAGCGAAAAGCTGAGTATCTTGGTACTCTGTTTGTTGCACAAAGCTTGTGGGGTGGTGCGGTCCTCCGTGCTGACCACGCTGTTGTCGTTAAATGTTAATTTGACACAACTAAGGAGAAAGCCCTTCGGGGCTTTTTTCTTTGCAAACAAAACCTTTTTACACATAATAGAGGTGTCGGGGGCAGTGCCATCCCCACACTGTCCCCTTCCATAGAAAAAGGAGCTAGTCGGTAGGCTCCTTTTTATTTATAATAATAGTAGGAGTGTCCAGACATTTCGGTTTATTCCGGTTTGGATGTCAAAGGAACACTCCTATCAAGACAAAGACAACCAGAACGGTTTATTGCCTAAGGAGAGTTTTTTTTGTTTATATTGCTTTCGTTTTTAATTTGTGTATAATCTGAAATATAAAATAAGGGGGACCTATGGAAATCAAAGATAGTTATCTACCATCTGTAGCGCAGCGAGTACAAACAGTTAAATCACAGATTGATGAATCTAAATCAATCCTATATCGTCTTGTACTTAGTCGTGATGAGGCTATCGATAGAGGCGATTCAAAGACAGCAGATGAGGATGAGTTCAACATGAAGACTATGGTCCGAAAGATTGACTTCCTCACTGATGTTCTAGACCAACTAGGCGAGTAGTATGCACCACATAGCGGTCATACTGGCAAGCAGGGGCATGTCATTTAGCCAGACATGTGAAGAATTGCTGCGAGAACTTTACGGTTACTCATACAAGATATTCTTTTCGGTGGGGAATAGCTTACCAGACTGCTTCAACATTCCATTAGAAGAAGCCCTCAAAGACAAACGCTATACTCATATCCTTATTGTTGAGGATGACATGATTATTCCTAGGGGAATACTTACAAAGATGCTTGATAAAAAGCATCCAGTGGTGGCACTTGACTATCCATTCCAAAAAGACGGTGATGCAACAACGCTGCATGACCCATCTGGCATGGCATTTTATACAGGAACAGGCTTCATGCTCATTGAACGATGGGTATTAGATGCGATGCCAAAGCCAATCTTCACGACTGACACTGCATGGGACATGATGATTACAAAAGATAATCGCCTTGTCTGCTGGTCACGAGATGTATCACGCATCAAGACCTATGGACTGCACGATGTTCACTTTGGCATTACTATGTGGACGAATGACCTGCCTATTCTCGTAATGGACCAAACAGCAGGACAGCGAAAGCTCAAAGCTAAGGGTAAAGACCATACAAATGATGGTGTAGATGAAATATATACCTTGACTAAGGTGTGGAAGAATAATACTGCAAAGACATCAAACACTGAATTAGTCAAAGGTTATCTTGAACGATTGGCTAAAGTGAAATCAATAGAAGTGCTGGGTGAGAAACCAGACTTTATTTATTACGAAGACGGACAGGCTCGCTTGAAAGATGAAGACCACATCATTGTTTGATAAACGGATAAGTATCGGTGTCATACTACCATCTAGGGGTATGTTATTCACTGAAACATTAAAAGAATTACTAGACGAGTTGTGGGGCATCCAGCACAAGCTTTATTGGTCACATGGCAATAGTTTACCTAAATGCTTCAACATGCCCCTCACAAAGGCTCTGAAAGGCTCACACACCCACATATTGATAGTTGAAGATGATATGGTGCTATCTAAAGGCATTCTGCGAGAGCTTTTAGAAGCAGATGAGGACATTATTGCCTGCGACTATCCAATTAATAGCGAACCAAGCGGCACAGTCCTATATGATACAAAAGGTAAAGCCATCTTCACTGGCACTGGATTCATGCTGATTAAAAGAAAAGTGTTTAATGACCTACCAACACCAGTATTTCGCTCAGATATATCATGGCAATACTACGGGCATGAGAATAAAGTGAGGTTCTTAGCAAAGAAAAACGACCCAAAGACATCATACGGACAGCATGATATTACTTTTGGACTGTATAACTATCTGCGAGGTAAGCCGATTGCAGTTTCTAAAACTATTCTTAAACAGCGTAAACTAAAGGCTAAAGGTACAAATGCCAGCAATAACGGTGCAGATGAGATTGTTATCCTTGATAAATACAAGAAACTGGTTGCCTATATCAATAAAACTAAAAAGAAAGCTGGTGAACTAATAGAAATACAGATTGGTGATAGACGGATGAATGTCAGACAAGAGCATGCAAATAAGTTGCTCGCAGAAGGAAAAGCATTTATCCCAATTTATACAGCAGGTGATGTCATTGTAGACCCAGACGGTGTAAAGAAAGCAATTAAACTATTAAAGGGGATTAAATGAAAACAAGAGTTCTATTAACAGGAGCAGGTGGCAACATAGGAGTCCACTTTATTGCTCATATTATGCACAATACTGATTGGGATATTGTTGCAACAGATTCATTTAGGCACAAAGGCTACTTTGACAGAATAACAACTGTATGCGAAGACCACCCAGAGTGGCGAGAACGCATTGAAATCATTACACATGACCTCACGGCACCATTTACTGACAGAGAAATCTTTGATATTGGTGTTATCACTCACATTATTCATCTAGCAAGCCTATCTGATGTGCAGGACAGCATAGACAACCCAGTTCCATTTGTAAAGAACAATGTAGACCTAGAACTCAATGTCCTGGAACTAGCACGAGAACTAAAACCTCTGTCATTTATTCAGTTTTCCACAGATGAAGTGTATGGACAGGCGACAAAAGATGGTAAGGGACACGCAGAATGGTCAACTATCCTGCCCAGCAATCCATATGCAGCCTCTAAGGCAGCTCAAGAAGCAATTGCCATCTCTTATTGGAGAAGTTATGGTGTCCCAGTTATTATCACCAACACGATGAATAACTTTGGCGAGATGCAATCACCAAGTAAATACACTGCAAAGATACAAAACCTTGTCGAGAAAGATAAAACTGTTACTGTTCACTCTGTTAATGGAGAAATCGGTACTCGTTATTACCTACACTCCCGTAATGCAGCAGATGCTATACTTTATATACTAAATAATACCACTCCGACATTACACAAACCAGGTGAAATAGATATGCCAGATAGGTACAATGTAGTTGGTGATGCACAAGTGGATAACCTAGAACTTGCGAAAACAGTTGCAAAGCTCATGGGCAAAGAACTCAAGTATGAACTAGTAGATTTCCACACGACACAGCCAGGACACGACTTGCATTATGGACTAGACGGTACAAAGTTAAAAGAACTGGGGTGGGAGCCACCAGTAGACTTTGAAACCAGTATGCTGAATACTATTAAATGGCAACAAGAAAATAGACTGTGGCTCTAGTCAATGCTATTTTGTTGTAGATAAAATTATTAAAAGATAGAATTAAGACATGGATACAAAAAACTTTGCCGAACTTATGAGCCAAGCTGGGTTAGGCAACAACACACCAGTAGTCAATGTTGCAGACATAGCAAGAGTTTCACAGTCTATTGAACGCCTTATTCCTATGCTTGAAGTCAAGGGTAAGGGTGATGTAGATGTTGTTAAAGCACTAGACAAAGTAGCAAAAACATTGGCTAGTGTGAGTAAGAACATCACGATACAAAATGTAGCTGTACCTGATGCTGTTACTGTCAAGAACCAACCTGACTTTAGAAAAGAAATAGACAGAATTGTTGTTGCTATCAATGCACTAACCCTTGCTATGGACAAGAAAGAGCGTGAGTCACAAATGCGGCACATGGAACAGATGAAGCGCATGGAAGAGAAAGGCAAAGACAAAGAATACAAAATAGAAGATAAGAAGTCTGATGATATTGATTTAGAAGACTTCCGTGTTGCCGATAGTGCAGAACCTGTACTTGGCTATCAGTATTTTGGCTTTGTTAATGACAAGGGCGAGTGGTACATCATGTACAACGAAGCGGCTGAAGGTAAAGTACGATACAAGTTTGGTAAAGATAACTATGAAAGGAACTGGGAGCTGTATGGTAATCACGAATACATGCTCTTCAACGAAGCCATCAAAGAAGTAATGCCGTCAGAGGATGAATCAGATGACACGGTACAAGATTAATCCATTAGACCCAACAGGTCTTTCCCCAATAGAAGATAAAGTTATTTCCACAAGTGGTGGAGGTGGTGGTGGTCCTAGCACCAGCATCTCTGTTACTGGTGAGCCTAAACTAACTGGTGATGTCACCCTGTCTGCAGGACCTAATGTCGTTCTTACTCAGACTGGACAGGACATTGAAATTGAATCTACTGCATCAGGAATCCCCGTAGGTGGCACTGAGGGTCAGATTTTAGCTAAGGCATCTGCAACAGACTATGATGTTACATGGATAGACAACTTTGCTTCATCTACCAGACACCTTGTAAAAGCAGCAGAGGCTATTACAAAAGGTATGGCTGTGTATGTATCTGGTGCTACTGGTACAAACATGCTTGTATCTAAGGCATCAAACGACTCTGAAGAAAAATCCTCTAAGGTTCTTGGTCTTTCTCAGTCCACACTAGCTACTAACGGTCAGGGATATGTTGTCACTGAAGGGCTAATCGCCAACATAGATACTTCGGCTGCTGGAACAGAAGGCGACCCTGTATGGCTTGGAACCAATGGCAACCTGCTCTATGGAGCTTCTAATAAACCTGTTGCCCCAGCAAATCTTGTTTATATTGGTGTGGTTACAAGAAAGAGTGCGACTGTTGGTGAAATCTTTGTAAATGTTGCCAATGGTTATGAGATAGAAGAACTACACGATGTTCTTGTTACTTCACTAGCAAACAATCAGATACTGGCATATGAAAGTTCAACTGGTTTATGGAAGAACAAATCTATTCCCACTGTGCTTGGCTACACACCTGAAGATGTGGCAAATAAAGACATTACTGGCACATTAGGTACATCTGATACTAAATACCCCAGCCAAAAAGCTGTCAAAACATATGTAGACACAGGACTAGCCACCAAAGAACCAACCCTTACAAAAGGTAATTTGACTGAATCTACATCCTCAGTATTGACCATTTCTGGTGGTTCAAGTGCTGTCATCGGCTCTGGCACATCAATTCAGGTCAAACAAGCATCAGGCACACAAGCTGGTTATTTATCTAGCACTGATTGGACTACTTTTAATAATAAAGAACCTGCTGTTACAAAAGGAAACCTCACAGAATCTACCTCTTCTGTGCTTACTATAAGTGGTGGCACTGGTTCAGTTATTGGTTCTGGAACTAGTATCCAGGTAAAACAGGCAAGTGGTACACAGGCAGGCTACCTTTCATCCACTGACTGGACTACCTTCAATAACAAACAGGCTGCTTTAGGTTTCACTGCAGAGAATGTAGCCAATAAGTCCACCTCGACCAGCCTCGGAACTTCAGATACGCTGTACCCTACTCAGAACGCAGTTAAGACTTATGTTGATGCCAACAACTCAACCCTACAAATACGAAATGAAACACCCACAGGCACAATCAATGGAACAAATGTTACTTTTACATTAGCCAACACGCCTTATACAAATAACCTCCGTCTTTACAAGAACGGTGTTCGCCTCAAACCTGGCGCTGGAAACGACTACACTATTTCAGGTAATACAATCACAATGGCAACAGCTCCTGCAACTGGCACTGCACTATTAGCCGACTATGAACTCACTTCAGGCACATTTGCTCAGGGCGTTAGCCAACTAATTACGAACGAAACACCTTCAGGGTCAGTCAATGGCACAAATGTCAACTTTACGACTGCTAAAGCATTTATTGGTGGAACACTTGAGGTTTACATCAACGGTGTTAAACAACAGCGCACAACGCACTACACTGAGACAACACCAGCTAGCGGCACATTTGCGATGTCGGATGCTCCATTAACAGGTGATGTGATAGAAGTTCGTTATCAGAACACCCTCACTTCAACAGGCTCAGCCAGTGATGTCGGTGGTATTCAAGCAAGCTCGACGGCAACGGCAAATAAGCTCATGCCACTGGATGCCAATGCACGAATTGTAAGCAGCTTATTCGATATTGGGTCATCAGCTATCCTTGGTGGCTCTGGTTCACAACAAACTACGGCATCTGCCACATATGTTGATTTTACTAATCTCGGTACAGTCACTGTGAATGTCCCATCATCTGGAAAAATGCTTGTAGTTGGAACGGTCGGAGCACAATCAAATGTTACAGGCATTTTCGACTGTTATTGTCGAGTAGTTATCGGTTCAACAAATAGTATGGAATTTGCCGTTACGCCAACTGCACAATACGGCGGAGCTAACATTGCCGTAATGGATGTATTGACTGGATTAACACCAGGAAGTAATACAATGAAGGTACAAATTAGGGTGAATAGTGCATCATTTACTGGTATATGGACACCAACTCGAACAAAAATTTTAGCGATTCCGATTGGTGCATAAGGAGATAAATCATGGCACGACAGAAGGTCACAAATTCACAATTACAAAACGCGGTAAACAGCCAAGCAAATGCTGGTAACGCTGGTGGCACGATGTATTACATCAACTTAGGTGGCATAAAAATCCTTTGGGGAGTAAGCACAACTATCTCAACAACGACTACTGCTACTCAGTACAACTTCACCCTTCCAACCAGTTTTTTCACTACTGTTCAATACGCTGGCGCTACTGCGTACCCCATTAGTGCTGATGCAAAGCAAACCACCAATATCGCCACATACAGCACATCAAATGTAGGCGTCTATATGTGGGCGGCAACAAACGCAACCTGTCAAGTAACAATCATGGTGATAGGTACATAAGGAGAATATATGCCAGCAACTTTAGTCACTACTAACGAAATGTACTTCCCAGGAACTATCTGGACCTATGCCGGAGTTACCGCTCCTTCTGGTTGGTTGCTCTGTTATGGCCAGACTGTTTCACGAACCACTTACGCTGATTTATTCAATGCCCTTGTTCCCTCGCAAGGAACCGTCACGATTACTATTGCTACGCCTGGCGTTGTATCTCAAACAGGACACCCATTTGTCACTGGTGATGCGGTGTATCTTACGACAACTGGCGCATTGCCAACAGGACTATCGACTAATACGCTCTACTATGTCATCAAAGTAGATGCCAACAGCTACAACCTGGCGACATCTAGGGCTAATGCCGTTGCAGGAACAAAGATTGCGACATCAGGCACCCAGAGCGGCACACATACCTTATTCGGTTGCCCCTACGGTCTAGGTGATGGTTCGACAACCTTTACTATCCCTGACGCTCGTGGCCGAGTATTAGCAGGCGCAGATGCAATGGGTGGAACGGCAGCATCACGCATGACACTGGCTCGCTCACAAGGCTCCTACGGCAATCTCGGTGCATCTGGTGGTGCAGAATCTCACACGATTGTTACTGCGGAATTAGCGTCACATAATCACAGTCCAGTCGGAACTGGTGGTGGGAAGTTTATCACAGTTGATGGTAGTGCTACAACTCAAACAACTATTGGCTCAGGAACATACGCAACTGTCAGATGGGATAATGGTCAAACTGTAACTACATCAACTGGTAGCGATACAGCCCACAACAATGTGCAACCAACCTTGCTCGTCAACTACATCATTAAGACCTAACATACTAGACAACATAAAATTGCAAAGAGAAATTGTAAAAGATAAGATAAAGATATGAGTTACAACCTACAAAGTGTTCGCAGTAGAATTGAACAGAAACTAGATGATACGAGCTTTGGAGCAGCCAAACTCAATCAGTTTATCAATGATGGTATCAGGGACATTTTAAATGCTCGTCGCTTTCGTTTTATGGAGCGAGAAGCCACTATACAGACTGTCATTGGTGATTCCACTGTCACTGGTGTACCTATTGACCTAGAAGTGCCAATATCTCTGCGCATCTATAACCCAAAGAATAAAGCCATAGAACTCACCTATGTAGAGTACGAAGACTTTGATACAGTAATGGCTAACCCAAACAATGTAAGCAACACTGTTCCTGCTTACTGGCGAGTATTTAATGGTGATATATTTGTCTATCCTAATGCAGATGCAGTTTATGACCTCAAACTCAAGTATCTTAAATCAGTTGGTGAACTTGTCAATGATACAGATGTCCCAGAAATACCAGAAAGCTTCAGCGAGTTAGTCGTTCTTGCAGGTTACAAGCGAGCATTAGAGCATAACGATGACTATGACCAAGCACAGCTTATCCAACAGCAAGTAGACATACAAGTAGATAACATGGATGAAAGATTCAAGCGACAGATGGGATTGCCCCATGTCATGCGACAACCTAATAGAAACCGCAGGGTAGGTAGAACTATCGGGGGTATATAGTCATGGCACTTTCCCCTTTCGGACCACGCAGACGATTTGTATCCACTAATAAGACAGCACTTGTAGAAAACAACTTCTACGCTCTTGGTGGACTAGACCTTTATTCACCAGATGAAACAATGAAAGACAGCAACTCGCCATTTGCGAGGAACTTTCGTGTGTATAACCACGACCAGCTAGAGAGTCGTGTAGCTATCTCTAAGCGTAACGGACACACTAAATACTCTGATGTAGTAGATGAGTCAAAGAATACAGAACAAGCCAGCACAACAGGGGCTGGTGATGTCAACTTTGGAAACATTACATGGATTGCACAAAAGTTTGTACCAAGTGCAACTAATAATCTTGCTAAGGTTGGTGTCAAGTTAAAAAATATCAATAGTGGTACCGCGCCTATTATTGTAACTATTCACCAAGACAGTTCTGGTAATCCTGGAACCATTATTGCTACTAGTTCATTTGACCAGACTCTTATTACTTCTAGCTATGCTATGCAATACGCTCTCTTTGTAGAAGCACCAACACTTACATCAGGTGCTACTTACTGGATAGTCTTGCGTCAACAGGACGAAGGTACTGGCACATATACAGTGTCAACAACCACTAATGCGACAGATGCAAAGATTTCTACAAGCTCTGGTAACACATGGACAGCAGCGACATACGACATTAACTTTGAAACATATCTTGCTCCTGGTGGTGGTGTTTTGGCTGTGCATCGCTTTTACCGAACAAATGCTAACCCTGAAACAATCTTTGTCGCTAAGAACTCTACTGGTGTCGGGCTATACAAAGTGAACGACTCTACTGGGGCTGTCACTCAAATAACAGTGACACTTACATCAACTGCTACTCATTATGAGTTTGTCAATGTGGATAACAAATGTTACTTCGTTAATGGTGTAGATAATCCTAAAGTCTACAACGGTACATCTGTATCAGATATGGGTGGCTCACCTGGAGTGAGTGTTGGCATTAGGCTTCATAAGCAGGCTCTGTACTTGCTACAAGCCAATAACAAAGTTATTTATTCTACTCCTGATGCTCTTGAGACATTTGATTCAACTGCCTTTATATATATACCTGCCCCTAGTACAGCAGACTATGTTGTTTACATGGAAACCTTTCAGGGCAACCTAGTGTTCTTTACAAGACGCACTAAATATGTTCTTTATGGAACTAATGTATCTAACTTCTCACTACTTGAATCTACTGCTGTTAAGGGAGTTGTTGGCAAGAAAGCAGCTTTTAAGTATGAGTCATTTATCTACTTTGTATCTGATGACAGGAATGTCTATGCCTATAACGGTGGTACTGACAAAGCAATAGGCACTAATGTTATGCGACAGCTAGACCAAGTGAGTGACATCAGCAATGTTATTGTCACTGTAGGTAACGGACTGCTTCGTATCTATTACACGCCATCTGGTAGCAGCCAGCCAACCAGCTGCCTTATAGACAACTTAGACTACTTCCAATGGATGCAGGACACTGGGGTGTTTGTATCTTGTGGCACAGCACTAGCCTCTCAGACAGACACTAACCAGTTTGTTGTTGGCTCATCTCGTGTTAGCCGATTGATGTATGCAGAAACTGGTGGCTCAGATATTGGCAAGCCAATCCTCTTTGACTACTGGACTAAATACTTCTCATTTAATCACCCTTCTCGTAAACATCGCATTAAACGACTATACCCTGTATTCAGGGCTGGTGAAGGTCCTTATTATGCAAATGTAGATGTAGATGCAGACTATCTTAACTCACCATCTACAAATCGTGTGTATCTTGGCACAGATGCTGCAACTTGGGGTGGGGGTGCCACTTGGGGCGGTGGTGCTATCTGGGGTGGCAATCAACTATTCCAGCCACCTCGCCTCAGTGTACCTGGACAAAACTCCAGACATCAGATTCGCTTCTCACAGTATGGTGTGAACAACCCAGTTCATATACTAGGGTTCTCAACATACACTAGATTGAGAAGACCAATATAAGAAAGGGGGCTATATGCCAATGAAAAAAATGTCAGCTAAACAGGCTAAAATAAAGAAAGTTATGGGTGAATACAAGAGAGGCACACTACATGCTGGTGTTAATCCTAAAGGACCAAAAAAAGCTCCTTCAGCTAAAAGCCGAAAGCAAGCTATTGCGATTGCAATGTCTGAGGCTGGTATGGCTCGTAAACGCTCTAAGAGGTAAACATGCCATCTATTGAGAAACCAATTATTCAGTTACACCCTGATGTCAGTTACAGGGATTTAGTTGCGTTGCTCAATGAGAACTTTCGTCGCCTTGCCTCAAACATAAACTATACTCAAACAAAAGGTACTAAATATAGTTATACTGGTGCTGCATTACCAGCAACAATAGTAAGTGTTACCATCACAACTAACGGCAGTCCTGTTCAAATTGTTTGTTCTGGTGATGCTAATCCGTTATCTGCTGGTGGTTGGGGTGTTATAAATCTTTACAGAGATACAACTGCTATTGGTCAAAAAGTGCAGTTTGAATCTAGTGCTGCAAATGAGAACAATCCTTACTGTCTTTCTGTAATAGATGCGCCTGTTGCTGGTACATATACCTATTCGCTCAAAATTACAAATAATAGTGGTGGTAATGTGGATTTCGGTGAAAGTGAAGGTCCTGTTATATACGCTATAGAATTAAAATAAAGCAATAGTATTGCGATAAAAACAAGAACAAGGATATTATAAAGACATGGTATCGGTAGAATCCCTAAAAGAGAAAGGAACAATTACACGAACTGATATTGCAGAACTATTTGCATCACTGGGTGAGCCTGGTGAGAACAGAGAAGCAAAGATAGAAGCTGTGAAGTCACTAGGTATAAAGAACTTTCAAGGAATAGGTCTTGAAACGACAGTAGAGGATTATCAGGAATACTAATATGGACCAAGCACGATTAGCTCAAGAATATGCGAACCTAGCATCTGTGTATGACCCACAGAGAGCTTTAGTTCAACAACAGATTGCCGCACTTCCAGCTCAATATGAGGGGCAGAAATCAGCTCTTGAACAGGCTAAAATAAATGCTTTTAGAAACATCGGTGAGGCTGCTCAAACACGAGGTACATTCTTTAGTGGATTTCGTCCACAAGAAATGGCTCGTTATACTGGTGAGAAGTATTTACCAGCTCTTGCTAATCTAGGTACTCAACAGCAACAAGCGACTTTCAATTTACAAAAAGCTCTTGCCGATGTAGAACTCGCACAGCGACAGGCTGCAACCACTAATCTTCAAAATGTCCTTAACCGAGAACAACAGCAGCGACAGTTTGAGCAATCACTTTCTGCACAGCGTTCTGCCGGTGGTGGTGGAGGATACGGCGGTGGACCAACATTTGATTTAAGCGGACTTATGAACGCTATGCAGGGTGGTGGACAGCCTGCGGCTTCAACTGGTCCATCCTTTACAAAAACAGCCAGTGGTAAAGGCTACAATTTCTTTGATGTTGGTGGTAAACCTATATCTGCTATTCAATTTGCTCAACAAAGCGGTAAAGGCGGAGATATTAAAAACTTCTTGCAAAGTTTGGCTGATGGTGGTGATGCGAATGCTCGTATTGCTATTCAATATGCGGATTCTAATTTTAGAAATGTCCCAGTTCAATATAAAAATGCCCTACAAGCACTTGGTATAGGTAGTGCATCTTATGTTTCTCCACAGCCAACACCAAGACCAGGTGCGTTTACTCCTGCTATTAGAGGAATAGGAAGTTTTAAATAAGGCAAATATATGGACCCACTAGATAAATATCTTAAACAGCCAGTTAAACCTCAGCCACAAGGTTTTAATCCTGCATCTTTATTACCTGCTGTTCTAGGAACTGCTGGCACTATTGGTGGAGCAATTATTGGTGGTCCAGTTGGTGCTGGTGTTGGTGGAGCGTTGGGTGGTGGAGCAGGTTCTGCTCTTGAGCAAGCATTAAGTGGTCGTGCTTTAGACCCTGGTACAGTGGCAAAAGAAGCTGCTATTTCTGGTGTGTTGGGTTACGGTCCATTGAGGGCTGTTGGTGCTGTTACTGGCATTCGTGCAGGTAGAACTGCTGCTGAAGCTGTAGCTCGTAGGACTGGCACACAGGCTGCTCAGGCTCTGGCTCCAACTGCTGCTGGCGTGCCGAGATTAACAAGTGCTGCTGGTCGTGCTGCTACAATGCAGACTGGTATAGGTGCTGAAACTCGGTATCTTGGTCAAAATCTTGGAACAAATCGTGCAACACGAGTATTAAGTGTTGTTTACAATAAAGCTGGTGTAAGTTCAATAGATGATTCCGTAAACGCACTGCCAAAAGTTGAACAGTTTGCAAAACAGGTTGGTAAAAATATATCTGATACAATTAAGCCAGTTAAAATTCCAGCACAAACATTTACCGCTGAAAAAAATACTTTACTTAGTGACCTAACTAATAAATTTTCTGCTGTCAAAAGTGTCAACTATAAGAATAGTGAATTTGCTAAGAACACACTTAAAGCTGTTCGTTCTGCTAAAACACCAGATGACCTATGGCAAATTAAAAAGCAAATTTCAAATGAGGCTATTAGCTGGACACGAAACCCACAGTCTATGGTTCCTGGTTCTGAGATGTTTGCTCGTAGTGCAACACAATCTCTTAATAGTTCAATCAACAAGTTAGTACCTAGTGTTAAACCACTAAACGCTGACTTTAGTGATGCAATGGTAGCGCAAGATATACTTGGTGCAATAGCTAGGTCTCCAAGGGGAATCAATGCCCCACTTCCGCTTATGAACAGAATTAGTGGTCGTCCATTACAAAGAGCCGCTGGTGTTCTTGCTGGTACTGGCAGACAAGCTGCTCCTGCCACTGGACAAGTAGCACAGCCTCTTGTTCCATCTGCTGCACAAGGCATGACTCGGCTAGAACAAGCCCTACGCTTTGGTGGTCAGGGTCGTGCGCCATTGGTTGAAGGTGGTATTGGTGCAAACATAGCAACCCTTCGTGGCTTAGCTCCTGGACAAATAGCAGGTGCTGTTAGAACTGCTGCTCCTAGTGCTGCCAAACGACAATTGGTTGGTGCTGTTATCGGCGGTAAATTCAATCTTGAATCTGCTAACCCATCTATCGCTGATGAACAGGCATTTGTTGAAACAACACAGCCAGTAGCTGCTCCACAAGCAGTTAATCCATACCCAATAGAGAACATGCTGTACGATGTGTCTCGTGACCCGAAGAACGCTAACAAGTACATTGCTATCTTTAATACTGTTCAGTCTAATATCAAGAACCAGACTAAGACTCAGAATCTTACTGAAGCACAACAGGCTCGCCAAGACATTATTGGTTTGCTTAATGATGTTACTAACCAAATCAATTCTGGTGGTGTCATTATCGGTCCTAAAGGTATCCTTGGAAAGATTGAAATGGCTAAAGCTGGCTTTGGCATAGGTGACCAGAACACTGTTGACTTCTACACAAATCTTGGTAACCTCCTTGCAACAATCGCTCGTACTCGTGGTGGTACATCATTTACTGCCAATGAACAGAAGATGTTGGAACGATACGCACCTAACATTAACGACAGCGAACAAGAGATTCGCTCTAAGCTCAATAACTTAGCTAAACAGTTCCCAGCAGGCGGTACAGGCACAACAGTATTTAGCCCAGCAGATATACAAAATCAAGCGTTAATGGGGTTAGGAGAATAACATGGGTCTTATTAGCTTTAGTAACATTCCAGACGGAACAACCATTGATGGTTCAGATGTCAACACCCCTATGAACACCATCTATGATGAGTTCAATGGAAAAATAGATAGCAATAACTTAAAGGATGGCGCTGTAACTGGTGCGAAAATTGCTGCCACTACTATCACGCCAGACAAGGTTGCTGGTCCAACTACTATCACTTCTAATGCTACTATTACACCTACAACTACTACTCGTGGTGTTGTTGTCACAGCTCTTGCAACTAACGCTACAATCGCTGCACCTTCTGGAACACCATACGATACACAAACTCTTATTATCCGAATCAAGGACGATGGAACTTCTCGTACACTTACTTGGGACGCAACCTATGTAAACTGTGGCGTGACAAAACCTGCTTCTACAACTGCTGGTAAAACCGTGTATGTCGTAGTTGCCTACAATAGTTCACTGACCCGTTGGGATGTGGTGTCTGTTAGTCGTGAGGCATAACAATGGCTAACTGGGACAGAAAATTCTCCAATGGTTCGTTCTTCAATAACTGGAACGGGCGATTGGTTTACAATGTCAACAGCCAAAGTATTGCAAACAATACAAGCAATATATCCTTAACCCTGCAAGCATTTTCAGATAGTGGTGCATACACACAAAACGGAACTTGGGACGGGCGTATCTATATAAATGGAAACCAAGTTGCTCGCTCAGTTATAAGTGCCAATATTGCTAACTCTCCTGTAACGCTAACATCCTGGACTGGTGATGTGGGGCATAACGGTGACGGTACATTAACCATCACTCTTGGTGACTATATAAATGCACCAATTAATGAAATGGTTTATGGAACGCTTGGCTGGACACTACCAACCATTCCTCGTTATGCCAACTTTACATCTCTTACTGCAACAAATATTACAGATGTCGGCTTTACTG